AGTTACCGTCTGAACTGCAAGCAAGCGTGGCATTTGTGGATGTTCCATCTTCTGTCTCGTAAAAAGATAAATCTTCCCAACGAATTTCTTTTGGCATCTTAGAAACAAGGGTTTCATATTCTTCCTTTGTTACTTCTTGGTATGGAGCCTGCTTGTATGAGTGATCTGAATGCGGCAGGAAAGAAATTCCAGATACTTCGTCAAAATGCTTATACACCCAGGCGCCGACTTCCATCCATTCATCTTCTTTTACAGAAACTGTAATAGAAGGTTTATGCTCACACCAAGCTCTTTGATATACAAGCCAAGTATTTAAATGTTCAATAGCGGTTAAGTCATTTCTTGTTATTGCACCTTCTGGTGCTTTTACTGGAAATGAAAATACATAAGTATCATTTGGCTTCATTACATCATCTTCTACAGGAATTCCCACCTCTTTTAGAAAAGTAGAAATTGGATCTTTTTTATCTCCACGTACTGTTCTAATATAATAATCGCTATGCCATGCATGCATACCAGAACTTACTCCAACAAGTTGCGATACAGTTCCTGAAGGCTTAACGCATGTAATAGCAGCAGATTCAGGAATTCCAATTTTATTAGCTTCCGCCTTATTTGTTTCTCTTGCTTTTTCACGCATTGTCATTAAAAATGATTCAAGCATTACAAGATCTTCTTTACCAGACATAAACTTATGTCCAAATTGTCCAGTTAAAGAAACTCCTAATAATCTTTCTTCTTCTGTATTGTCTTTCCAAATTTTACGAAGATACTTAAAATCAGTTAGCGTAGACTGCCAAGTTCCAAGAATAGTTGCTAACTCTACTTTTCTTTGAATATCGTTCTTTGTATCATTTTCACGTAATACGACTTCTGAAAGGTTACAAAACTGATAAGGACGTAAAATAATTTCTGAACATGGGTTAGTTCCGTAGTGTATATCTGGATCTCTTCTTCCAAACTTGGCTGCTTGGGCTTGAGCTGCGGCCACGTTATATATACCTCTTTCTCCCGATTTCGAATCATATAGAGATTTCCATTCTGCAATAAATTGCTCCATATCTGGCTTACGAGAATAAGCAACAGAGTTGTTAGATAATGCTCGTTGTGAATTATTTTCCCACCAATTACCTGATTTAGCTTGTGCCATTTCAATATCATTAATATTTGAAAGTGAAATCATAGCTGATCTACGAACACCTCCAACAACAACAATTTCTCCAATCTTACACATAATGTCATGTGCTTCAATTGGCTTTAATTGACGACCTGCTGCTGATTTAAATTTTGCAATTGTAAAATCAAAAAGATTAACCAATGGTTGTGGTCCAGATGATCTTCCGCCCATAGTTTTTAATCTTGCGCCAGAAGGACGAACTTTTGAAACATCAATAGCTGGAATATGTCCTGTCCAAAGAAGTGCAAGTAATTCTCTATATGCTTTTGCCCATCCTTGCTTTGAATCTTCAACTACAATAACAGTATCAGACTTTTCAAGTTTTTCTGGAACGGCAGGAAGTTTATTAACATATTTGTATTCAACAGAAAATCCTACACCTGTTCCACACATAAGAATATACATTGTTTCATCAAATGATCTTGGGTTATCTACTGGGACAAATGAACAATTGTATCCAGCAACATGATCTCTATCTAATGCAGCTCCTGCAGTCATTACAGATCTCATTGATGGCATTACATTGCGATTAAATACCGCTTCTTTTAATTCTGATACAATTTTTGCATCTGGCACATAAGAATTACTTTTTTCTAGGTGTGATAACATGTAGTCAAAATATCTATCTACAGTTTCTCCCCAAGTTTCACGACGATTTTCTTCTGGCATCCATCTCGCATATCGAGATAATGCAATAAAGTTTTCATATGGGTTTTCAATAGTTCTAGACATTTTTAGTGACACCTTTTCTTCCGCCTTACGGATTGTTAAATTTTGAATGAAGTTCTAGTGTATCAAACTTTTTATTAGCGGTCTAGTGCTAATTAAATTTTTGAATAACTGGATCAAATGCTTTATTAGTCAACTGTAACCAATTGTAATCATTATGTATTTTAGTTGATTGAGAAAAATAAAAACCAGAGTATGCTTTAAAGTTATAAACAACATCTCTCATAACCTCAAGTAAGTGTTGATAGTTTGGTTCTAAAACTTTTCCTGCATGAGGATATGGCCAAGGAGAATCTATTAACTCTGATTTTAATTTTAATGGCCCAAGATAGTTTTCGTATTGTGCCCAACCACTTGTACAAATTGTTGGCATACCAGTTGCTAAAGCCTGTAACGGAATAAATCCAAAACCTTCACCATAACTAGGGTAAACTAAAACATCATGTTGATTATATAAATTAACTAGTTGATCTTCATCAATTTCATCTGTTATAATTTTTATATTATTATATATTCTATCTGGTAAACCAATTATATTTTTATCAATATAGTTATTATATACTCTAGTAGTATTATTATTATATGCTTTAATAGTTAAAGAATAACGAGGATCATTTCCAAAAAGATTTACAAATGCATCTAATACCATTTGACCAGCTTTTCTAGGTGCTGGTTCTCCAATATGTAAAAATTTTATTACATCGCCTTGAATTCTTTTTTTAGGTTTCCAGACAGGATCTATGCCATGAGTATAAACTTTTACATTTTTAATTCCATTATCTTGAAACACATTTGCACACCAATCAGATGTTGTCCAAACCTCATCACAAAGTTCAAGTTTATAAAACCAATCTTGCGGAATAACAGTTGATTCCCACGGAGTATAAGCAATTTGATATTGATCTTTGTGTAATTTAAAAAGTGGTGGTTGAGAAAAATTAATTTGAAAGTCACATTTTGAATCTTGAAAATATACTTCATGTCCTAAACTATTTAATGATTTTATTATATTACTAGCAGCATATCCATAACCAGTTGTTGGCTTTAGGTTAATAGTAGGGCTAGATAATGATATTTTCATATATTCTTTCTGGTTGACTGGCTTGACAGGCCTTATTAATCAATGTTATGATTATAGTTCGTTATCTCTAAAGGAGGAAATGCCAATGGAGAAAATAAAACAAGAGTTAAGTGATTTGGTGCATACTTGGTTTATAATTATAATGATAACATTATTTTTATTTCCTGTACAGCCTGCAAATGCCTTAACAGTAAAACCTTTAGTGAAAACTGAAGCCCAATTAAAGCAAGAAGTCTTAGATAAGTTCAGTAATGAAAGTTACAGACCATCTGAGATGCTTACAGATGAAGAGTTAAAACAATTACTTGAAACTGTAGGATTCGAAGGAGCAGGCCTTAAGAAAGCTTGGTCAATAGCAAAGCGTGAATCTAATGGAAGACCGCTTGCATATAACGGGAATAAGAAAACTGGAGATAGTTCTTATGGAATATTCCAGATAAATATGATTGGAGATCTTGGTCCTACAAGACTTGAGAAATTCAACCTAAAGAGTAACAGAGAGTTATTCGACCCAGTAACAAACGCAGAGATAACGTATCATATGTCTAATGGCGGTACAGATTGGACAGCTTGGAAGGGTATGACCCCAAGGGCAAAGGAATGGTTAAAGCAATTCCCTACTACAAAGTGAAGAGGAAGCATGCAACAGATACAATACGTATCTAAATATATAGCCCTTTCAGAGGAGGGCCTTGTATCTAAATTGGAATGCCCAATAGATCAAGGCTCTCTTCTACCCAATCAAGATTTAGAAGACAATATTTATATCTATTGCATATCTTGCAATTATAAAAAGACAATAGGTTCTATTCTTTATAATGAAATATTAGAGGCTGTAAAGAAAAACTCATAATGAGTAATCAGATAAATAAAGATAGTGATCCATATATCGAAATAGATAACATGGGTAGAGAAATTTTTTGGACGGAAAATAATGAACGACAATGAAAATATGGAAACTACAAATTTAGAAGATAACCTACCAATGGTTAATTATATTATGCTTCATAGAATATATGATTTATTAACATTAATTGCAACTAATATGGTGAAGGATCCAGAAGAAGTTAATAAAATGCTTGGGTATCATAATCAAGGATATCTTCTTGGTCCCTCTCCATCATTTATTCCACAGATGAATGAAGAACAATCTGAAGAATAAATATCTATTGACTTTAGATAGATAGTAATTTACAATATTATTGTATGGGTCGTAGCATCCCACTTGTTCCCCATACATTGCATCTTAGGATGCCACATACCCAATCGGATCCGCCTCTGATTGGGTTTTGTGTTTATATTGGTGTATAATTCTTATATGCTAAGAACTAGAAATTTAACATTAAACGGTACGGCTCAAGAACTTACAATCAATGATACAGTTGATACATCAAATACTTTATCTGTTCAAAATCTATCAGATACTGGATATGCATATTTAGGAAACTCTAGTGTAACAACATCTATCTACGGACATAAACTTTTTCCAGGACAATCATTTTCAATTGAATTAGAGCCAGATGATCAATTATGGGCGGCAGGAGATTCTGGAGTAACTGTAGCAGTATTAATATTGGAAAAACTATGATACATATAACAGATCCATTCGGCGGACAAATAGTAAAATATGTTCCTACATTAACAGCAACAGGATTAACCTTTACTGGATCAAATGCTACATATCCAACATATAACTCTTACTACGTTAAAGTTGGCAAACTAGTAAGCTTTTATATAGAGTGCAGTTTTGCTACTATGACAGCTCCAGGAACTGGACAATTGAAATTAGAACTTCCGTTTTTACCACTTAATGGATCCATGAATCATTTCTCTGCTTGGGTTTGGTACAACACTACAGTTTCACCAGATGTTGATCCAGGACATGTTGTGTTACAGGCAGATCATGTTGCTAATACGAAAGTTTTAGATTTACATTGGTATGGAGCTGCTACTGCTAACCCTAAACCAGTTAACGAACAATTATTTACTGGAATATCTCCATATACATTAACTACTAATTCTAAATTATATGTTAATGGTACATACATATCCGCATAGTGCGAAAAAAGTGCGCCGTCGATAAAAGAACATCCTAGTCAACTGTAATATATATCTGATATAATTAATATATGCCTAGATATTTCCATAAAGCCATGAATGAATCACGACATTATAAACATAATTCTCATGCTGCCGAATTAGAGGTTAAAATTGAGAATTTTTTCTTCAGGCTAAAATCTAAGTTCCTTAGTATCTTTAAGAAGTAGCCTTATAAATCCTCTACAGGCCTTCTAAGCCACTTTTAGCCATCTTTGGACCCTCTGGGTCAGACAAGGCTTTAAAAAGGCGGTATAGCCTAAAAAGAATCCTCTTCCTCAATATCCCACATATCCCATAGATCAATATCTAGATCTAACTTAGATATGACAAAGTAGACAACATAGGAGATTATACCTATAGCTACAAATGGTTTGATTAACTTGATCATTTTTTTATTTATCATGCTGGTCCACCAAGAATCGAACTTGGAACCCTAGAGTTAACAGCTCTATGCTCTGCCTATTGAGCTATGGACCAAAGAAGAGGAGATAAATCTCCTTGTCTCCCCGTTTTTTTAAAATCATATATTATCTTAGTCAACTAGAATAAAATGATCTTATAAAATGTTAAAAAATATTTTTTTACTA